CTGATATTTAATAATTTCACCATTCATTGCTCTTAGCTTTGCATCTGAAGGGTTTTGTATAACCTCTATATACTCACTAGCATATTCTTTCCACTCACCATTAGAATTTGCATGAACACCGTTTTCTTCTTTAAATACTTCATCTTTTAATATATCTGATATTAACATATCCATATCACCTTGAGTCCAATACTGTATTCCTGTCATACTTTCAAATTCATCTTCTGGACCTTTTTCAAAAAAGTTTTCTCGTTTGTTAATCTCTTTATTAAAGTTGTCTGCAAAAGTCAACCTTCCTTCTATTTTCTTTTTTCTTGAATCTACGTCACTAATTAAACTTTCTAATATTTTTATTTCTTTTGCTATTAATGCATTTTCAGATAAGTCTACATTATTAGGGTCTGTAAACAAAGTTATTAACTGTTCCATACCTTTTGTTTGATTTATTTTATCTGATGCATCTACACTCATACCTAGCTTTTCATAAGCGTCTAAATCAACATTGTATTCTTCAATTTTTGATATTCTTAGTTGCTTTAAATAAGTTGAATGGGCTTCAGCTTTAGTAATAAACACGTTCTCTTTTTTTTCTTTTAATTTTGCTGCTTTATCTTCTTCTCTCCATTTTGTTCTACGAGCAATATCTTCGTTTCTTTCTATTTTTCTTGTTTCTTCAGTTTCTTTACGTCTAGTTTCTTCTATAGTTAAAGACCTAAAGTTACTAATTAAAGAAGGAATTTGAGCTATAAACTGCTGTAGAGTATCAGGAGTCTGATCTAAATGTTTATATTTTGCCATATATTTTTACCTATTTCCGTTTATTAAATTACTAATTTTATTGTTAAATTCAAAACTTAATCACAATTACCAGTGTCTTGTCCTAGAAGGTTAAGAATCGGTATACATTCGCTTTCTGGATCATAGCAAGCATCAGGGTCTACAAAGTAATGGCCTTGAGAATATTCACCACAGTTTACTGGAACTGTTGTACCATCACATGTTGTCATATAACACAAGCCTTCATCTTGTACATTATCAGGGTTAGAATCTCCACCTAAAGCACCTGACTCATTCCAATTTAAACACTCGCCAGAATCTGACCATTGGAGACACTCAAAATTAGTAGGCTCATTTTCATATTCTGTTTCAAAAAAAGCACCTGTTATACCTAAGTCTTCTATAGTATTATATATATCTAATTCATACTCTTCTCTTAAGCTTAATATTTGTTCGTGAAGCTTAACATCTGCTTTGTTTAAATCATTTACCAATTTAGTTTGTCTTTCTTCTAAATCATTTTGTTTCTTTAAAATAGAAGAGTTATATATGTTTGCTGTTCTTGTGTCCATTAAAGAAAGTTTTGCTTTTATTTTCTCATCTTGAAAATCTTGTTTTGAGTAGAAATCATTTAACACATCTTTTACCGTATCATCCATTAATTTCTTTTCATCTGACATCAACCTTCCTGGTCGTGTGCTTTGGTTTTCTAAATCTCTTTTTCTTTTTACTGACTCTGTAATATCTGCTTTATTTTGCCAAGATGAAACATAGTCGTCAAATGATTCATTTAGCATAAATAATTCTTTTTGTTTATCGGTAAACGATTGGTTTCTAGCATTTTTTTCTTCTATTAATAAATTTGTTGCCTCATCCCACGCTTCTAATTGAAGAGTTCTTTCTATCTCATTCTCTTGATTTTGTCCTCTTAAATACATTTCTTCTAAAGTATTATAGCCTTGAAAAAGTTCTGATAATTGAGAGGCTGAATCTTCATCTATATATGTTGGGTCTGATACACCAGGGTTAGCATTACCTTCATAAACAGTACCCCAGTCATGTAACCCTATAAACCATTGTTGAAATTCATCTTGCGACATGCCTGCAAAGCCTTCTAATCCAAAATCTGGATCATTAATTACAGTTCCTCCTACTTCATAACTACCTGAACAATCACTGCCTATACAGTCATTAGCTGAACAAGAAGTACTATCACCTGCTACATTATAACAATTTGCCATTATTCTCCTCTCCTTGAAACTAACATAGGTTTGTCTTTATAGTAATTTATATCTTTTTTAATATTATTAACCATTTTAGGATAAGGTATAAACGATGTTTTTTTATACATATTATTATCCATTTCTTCTAAGATACCTTCTGTAATCTTATTTCTATCTCTAAATACTGAGTCACCAGCATACCATTTATCAGCATATATGTAACCTGTAGTAGGAGTTTTGTTACCTGTTGTATTATAAGTATTCATAACATTATTAAAGTCAATCATATTTTGTTCATCTGAAAAACCAATGTCAGCTAAAAATTTATTCTTTATTATACTATTTTCAAGAGAGCGTACACTTATTTCTTCCATTTGCTCAGTATCAATTCCTTGAGGTGCATGAACTAAAAAATCAACATCCCAGGTCTTTTTATTGTCAGGGTAACTACCCCATAGGTAGACATCAAAATCTTTCCATACAGAGCTATTATCAGATAAAAACTGAGATACCATATCATTATTAGGCCTTTTCCTATTACCTACTCCTTCAAAATTTCCTATTTTAAAATTATAGTCCATTAACTAATATTATCTCCAAACTCATCATTAGGATCCCAATCTAAATCATCTTCTAAATCAGGATCAGTAGTAGGAAAATCATTAAAATCTTCTTCTTCTTCAGGAGGTTCTATATCATAATCAGGTGGAGTTTGGTCATCACCTTCTGGCATACACTCTGGAAGTCCCATGTTTTCAATAAGGTCACAATCAACTTCATCATCATCAGGTCCTGGAATGCCATCAGTATATTCACAATTTTGAGTTTCTTCATTCCAAGAAAAACCAGGTTGACAGCCATTTTCATCTAACCCAGCATCTGGATCTGGACCAAATTCATCATCTTCTGTTGCTAAGCACTCATCTAAACTTAAAACACATACTCCTGGATTACCAGTATCCATGCCGCATATAACACCTATATTACCATCTGTAGTTACGCACATACCTTGTTCTGTTATATCGTTATCATCCCAACCATCGCCTGTTGTTGGAGGTGTGATGCCTCCAGAACTTAAAATAGCACTTAATTGATCCCATAATAAAGCACTCTCTTCTTCTGAAGCACCTATAACTGCTTGATTAAAAGTATCAACTAGTCCATCTAAATCTAATAATAAATCATCAAAAGCCAATTCTTGATTTACATTCCATTCATTAAAATTTTCAGTTAAAAGATTTTGCCACTCTAATTGTAATAGCTCTTGATTTTGTTCTTCCATAGTCCTAGAAGCATCCATACTTGTAGACATACCTTCTAATTGAAGTCTTAAGGATTTTAAATCTAAATTATTACTTAACAATCCTTTGCTTTTTTGACTTAAACCTCTAGCTGCTTGTGCAGATAAATCTTTCTTACCTAATAAAGAATACTGATCTTTAGCACTTCCTGCTTGTATACTTAATCCTTCTAATTGTTCTAGCATAGAAGTGGTATAATCTTCTGAACGATTTTCATAATCTGCTTCTTCTAAAGCTAACATATCTATTTGATTTTGATAAGCCGTTGTACCGTATTGTTGGTTATAAGAGTTTATTAAACTTTCCATACCCGTGTTCATTGCTATAAAACTTTCATCTATATTAGGATTAAAAAAATCTGCACCACTGTCAAAAGTAGGTCCATATATTGCACCCCACTCAGCTGCGGCACCTGAAATATCATTATCATATATGCTAACATTATCTGAATCTTCATGGTCTGCAGCCCAGTTATTCCAAGTATTTACAAACTCTGTTTGAGCTGCTGAGCTAGCAGATGCCCACATAACATTAAACATTTCTTCTGCAAATTCAGCTCCTGTATATTCAGGATTTGCTAAGCTCCATTCATACATACTAGAAGCTAAAGGGTCAGCAGAGTCTGCTAACAACATTTGGTCTACGCTTAATAATGCTTCTATATTATAGTCAGCATTACCCCAGTAATCGTCTAATTGATCACTAGCGTTTTCACCTGTGTCATATCCATTATCTTCTAACCATTCATTTACGTCAAATTCGGGCATATATCTCCTAAGTCATTGAATCTGCTATTTCATCAGAAAAATCATAATCATCACTCATACCATAAGACTCTCCCATTGGAACAGTGTTTGATGATGGAGCATTTTGTAATGCATCTACATCAGTTCTTAAAGTATCCAAAACTCCTTCTATTGCAGCCCAATCTACTGAAGAATTTGAAGGATTTGATGCTACTGATGCTGCTACATCAGAATCCATAGACATATCAGATGTTCCTGCAGAAGTTGATGCTACTTGCATTCCTGAACCTATATCTACTGAACTTCCTGCTGATGCTAAAAAATTACCTGATTCAGTCATACCGCTAGTTCCACCTGGAGTCATTAAATGATTAAACATTTCTCCACCTTTGCCAAGTCCTTTAAACCAATTTAGTCCTATAGAACCATCAGCTACACCTTTAGCTAGTTCTGGACCATAAAAAGCCAATGCATTTGTTAAAGGTTCTATATAGTGTGCAGAATTTATACTTTGTTCTGCTAAATCTATATCACCTTCTAACTCAGTATAAGAATCTTCTAACTGTCCATATTTTTCTATATTCCTTGCTTTATTAAATTTAGAAGCTCTCATTTCAGGAGTTTTAGGAGCCTTTAAATCTCCGTACCATTGATCTGCTAACATCCCACCTGCCGCTGAGGCTCCAGCAGATATTGCAGCTTTCAAAGGAATACTGCTCATACCTCCTGTAGCAACTGCTGCTGCATAAAAAACTGCAGTTCTGACAAAAGACATTAGACCTGATTTTCTTTGAGCTTTTTTATTTGCTGCATTAACTTCTTGTTTAAATGTATTCCATTTGTCTCTAAAATCTAAAGTAGACATTAAGTCATCAAGTCCTACATTAAAAGCCATATTAGCTTGATTTTTAGCTCTTCTTAATCTTTCTCCTGCCATAACTTACCTCATCTTGTTTATTTTGTTTTGAAATTCATAGTTCATACCTATCCAAGTTGCACCTGTAATTATAGGTACTTTAAAATAGAAAGCTAAAATATCATCTGCTTTAACATTTAAGTCTATGTTAACATGATTAACTTTTCCTTGAACAGGTGTAAAATTAGTCTCTGAAATCCAGACATCTACATAATTAAGAGCAGAAGAAACACTACCTGTTTTTCTGTACCTTCTTATTTTAAAACCCCAAATTCCTGCCCCTACTACATCTGCTATCCAACTTAATTTACGTAATTTAGCTGCATTAGAAAAGTACTTAGAGCCAAATTTTAAAGTTGTTATGCCTGTACTTTTACCACTATCCATATCCATACCTAACCAGACATTTTTTGTTACAGACGAATCTAAAGCTTTATGATGTATTGAAAATAAAGAACTATCTCTATATTTATTTTCTATCCCATCTTGTCTGCTCCTTAGCAATGTTTCATATAATTTATTATTATACTTTACATTTAACTTTAACCCAGTAGAGTCTTTTGTTAACCTCATATCTCCATTATTTAAACCTTGAAGATTAACTCTTTCTTTAGGTACTACAATCTTTGAAGCAGATTCTCTTTGTAATTTTTTTGTTAAACCCATTAAGTTGCTGCCTTAATTCTATATGTAATGCTAATACTATCTAATTCAAATTTGCTTGATTGACTACTGTCTGATGCATGTCCTATTTGAAGTGCAAACGTTTTAATATTTTTAAACTGAGCAGGAGTTGCAGGAACTATATCTCTAACAATCCAATCATTATCAGTATCTACACCATTTAATATGTTTGCACCTCCAGAACCGTTAAATGCTTTTAAATCTCCATCATCGTAATTACCATTTATAACAGCTTTTAATGTGTATCCATTAGCAACATTAACATCAAGTGCTCCTCTTTTCCATTTAACAGAAACTTTATAAACATTTTTTAATAAACCAGCATCTCCAAAATCAATTTCTTTAGTTTGATATACTCCCCTTCTTGAGCCTGCAACTCCATTAATAGTCATTAAATCTAGTTTTGAAACAGGGTTTACTGCTGAATTAGTAGGGTATGCAACCGTACTGACAATACCACTAGATGCATAAATAATATCTCCAGACTTTCCATTTTGAAGATTAGAAAAAGCAACATTGTTAGTTAGTTGATCCATCATCCACCAATCTTCATTTCTAAAATCATACACCCAAGCAGATTCAGACTTAGTAGCTGCAGCTCCAGTACCATTCATATAAGAATCTACTACTAATAACAAAGATTGTGTTTTAGGAGCAAAGCCTACTAAAGGTCTGTGTAAATCGTTCCATCCGTCATCTAAAGAATTAGACAAACTTTCTAAATCTAGTTTCCCTGTTGATAAGTCTTTTATCTCTGAGCCATTGTAATGTAATACACCTCTTTTTTCAGATAACCAGCTTACACCAAAATCAGAACTACATACTGCTGCAGGATTCTTAAGACCATAAAAATCATAATCAGCTTCAACAAAAAAGTTTTCAGGGTCTGTAAAATTAAGTATATATAATGTTTTTTGTTTAAAGACTAACAATTTATCGTTAAAAGATTCCATAGCTACAATAGATTGACCATCACCTGAGCCTACATCAAAAGAATATGTTTCAGGAAAAACATCTATTGTCCCAGGAGCAGAAACAATTATTCTGTCTCCATAAGCTCTGTTATCTTGATATGTGTTTCCAATAACTGCTCTTCCATTTATTACAGCTGAACTTTTCCATCTTACTTTAGTTTGTTCTGTAGAACTGTAAGGTATTAAGTCAGAATAAGTAAAAGAAGTAGGGTCTGGAACTCTTTCGCAATTATAAGAACCATCATGTGCAAATTTCTCATCTGTAGTATATGTAGCAAAAGTATGTCCCATGCTTGATGCATCTTCTGTACTTTGTTCAAATTTTCTCCACTGTTGATCATATGTCCAGTTTTTATACTCTTTAGTATTTAAATTTACCTCAAATAAAGGTTGCCAAGGCAAATCTTCATCAACAGCTAAATCTTCATCTGAATACATAAAAACAATAAACCCGTCTATTCTTGGGTCTCTTCCATTTGTGTTACCACCTAAGTAGTGAATCCAACTGCTTTCGTCATCTAAAGTATAACCTAATCCAGATAAACCTGCTAAACTAACGTCTGGTAAAATCTCTCCAAAATGTTCGTGTATATCTTCCTTAAAGAATAATTCAAATCTAGGATTCTCTGTCCATGCGGCTGCAGTTAAATCTAGTTCTAAATCCACATTAGCTTTACTAGCATAAACAAATCCTGTTGCTGTTTGACTACCTCTTCCAGGTATCTGTGTATTAGGAATTTCAAAAGGTTCTTTATTTTTAGCTGTATTAGCTGCAGTTACTAATGTGGCTGTTAAAGAGCCTTCAGAAGCATAAACACCTACATTGGTAGGGTTAGCACTGCCTCCATTCATAGTAATAGTTCTACCTGCATGGAATCCATTAGTTGTTCCTGCTTCATATTTAGGGTCTAAAAAGGCGTATTCTATTACTGTACCATTTTCAGAGGTAAGGCAAATACTACCACCTTCTTGAACATTTGTATAACTATTATCTATTAACTTATATGCTATTCCAAACTTCCATTTCTTTTTCCATTCTTCTTTTATTTCAGAGCCATTTGCACTTGGTTGAGTTACAGAAAGACCTATTTGACCTTGAGTTATTAGTTTAGCAAGATCATATCTATCTAAGTTAGTTGTATTTACATGACTTACTAACTTTCTTCCTAATCCACCTACAACCTTATCAGGATACATGTGAACAGAGTTTGGGTCTTGAGCTCTTGTATAATATTGTCTAATCTCATCATGTTTAATAAAAGGAAACTTATCATTATTAATAGTTGTTGAAGTAGCGTTAGTAGTAACAGTAGAACCTATACCGCCTAAACCATCGTTTGTATTTTTAACTAAAGGTCCTACTATTTTAGGCTCACTAGTTTTATTTTCTATAAAGTCTCCACTTGAATGTCTTGACAATTGACCTACTTGAAAAGCATTATGTTGAGAAGAAGATGTAGATTTAGATGTTGGAGAACCAGTAGCATCACTATTTGCATAATTTTTATATTGCATTGAAGTAACTGGAGCTCCTATAGAGTTAGCATTACTTTGTATAATTGCATCTCTATTAACATACATAAGTTCAGGAGCATCTGTTATTAATTGACCTGCAGCTGTAGCAACTCCAACTTCACTTGGAACTTCCTTAAAAGATAAACCAGCTAATCTCCATATATTATAACCAGCTGTAACTGTTCCATTTGGATGGCCTAACAACCATAAACTTCCTGTATTACCTCCTCCATGAAAATAATACGGAGCTTTAATAACAAAGTCTACAACTACATAATAATTTTTTGTACTTGTTGTACATTGAGAATATCCTGCTGGAACTGCGTTATGTTCGTTTGACTTTATAAATATGCCTCCATTAGGTCCTATATAGCCCGTATTACGCATATAGTAGTCTGGGTCAGACCCAGCATAGGTTGTAGGATTATCGTCCGAAATATGAGCTTCTAACCATCCAGGCCAAGCAGTTTCATTATTTCTGTTAGTGTTTAATATTAACATTCGAACATGATAACACTGACCTGCTTTAAAATTAGAGAAATTATCATTTACCCCAAATTTAACTGTAGCTCCTGCATAATTTGCATGCCCAGAATCCCATACTAATTCACCTGGTGTTGCAGTATCAGTAATAATAGTGCTTGACTGGTCTATAACTACATTAGTATTAGGAACAGCAGGGTAAGCACTACTTAATTGATCAGTAATGTAATCTGTGTTTTTTGAATAAAAACCTTCTCCTGCAGTAAAATGATTAGTTAAAGAAGATGTATTTAAAGCTACAGGATGAGAACCAACTCTTAACTTCCCATCCCTATCACCCCTTAAGTTTATAGACCTAAGAGCTTCACTATCTTCTAACTCAGAAGTAGCAGAAAACTGATTTACTCCACCACTAAAATCTTTTATTATATAGTTCTTTTTAGGCAATTTACAGCTTTTCTATCATAGCATTCTTAACTACATCTTCAATAGAATCATAGATTGCATTTAAAATCTTTTCTTCTGTTTTCTCAGATATAATAGGAATATCAACATGCTCATTTAATTTAGTAACAATTTTTTCTTGAAGCTCATCATCAAATATCTTATTAATGATTTCTTCTTTATGTTCACTTATCATATTTTTTAAAAAACTCATGTTATTTTTTCTCCTTTAGTTTCTTTTTACAACAATTACAAGTCACAAAATCTCTAGGAGAATGTGCTTGTTTTTCTAGTTTACTGATTCTTTTTTCGTGATTTTTAGCTATTTTTTTATCAGGAGCTTTTTCAATAGCTTTCATAACAGCTCCAATAATACCTTTTAATACTAATGCTTGTATCATTCATCATCCTTTTTTTCTAACGTTCTCATAAACTTGTGTTTTAATCCATTTCCTGATAAAGCAGCTATAATTTCTACTAATGCTTCAAAGCTTCTTTTAATACCTTTTTGCTCTATCTGCATTTTCTTTTGTTGATTAATTAAAGATATAACTATACCTTCAAGTCTTTCAAAAGATTCTCTTAGTTCTTTTTGTAGTTCATCTTGTATAAACTTATTTTGTTTTTGTATAAATAACCAAAACGCAACTGCTACTACAAGCGGGACTCCATATTGCTCTAATACCTGTAACCAATCCATATTTAATTCCCATTTATTAATTCACCCCATACTATGGCTTTACCGTTAATAATTTGAACTACGTCTACTGTAAACTCACCGCTATCAAAAAAGTCTATTATAGCGAATGCGTGTGACCAATTTATAGGTCTTCCACCTAACCAAGCATTTTTCTCAGTAGACATGTCCTTCAAGCATCCTATACTCCAAGCAGATTTTTGACCATCTATATGTGTGGCTGAATGTTGTTGTATGTCGTGCCAATGACCATACATTACATTACCACCTAATTTTCTAAGGTGATTAGCTGAATGGTATTGACCTCCATAATGATGGCCATGGTAAAAGTTAAGTTTTCCAATCTTAAGGTAATCGCCCATAGGTGAGTAATGGTACCCCCTATTTTCAAGATTCACAGCATTTTTAAATAAATACTGAGGTAAGTAAGGGTGTTGTCCAACCACAATATTCAACCAATTATCGTGATTGCCCTCCGTTATATACTTTTCTTTACAATTAACCTTATCTAAAGCTTCGTCAATAATATCCATACCTATATTGACATCCCTTACATCTTGATCAAAATCTTTAACCAAGTATTCTAAAGGAGGAGCTGTTTTTCTTTTCCATTTATGAGAAGAAAATGCTTCCCACTCTCCAACATCTCCTAAGTCTACATATACTGTAGGCTTTACTAACTTTATAGTTTTGCACAAAACATTTATTGCTGCTGTATCAGCTAGCGGAAAATGTTTATCTGGCGTTACTACCGCTCTCTTTACTGTTACCATATCTAAGTTCTCTCCATATTTTTATTAGCATATATACTAGTGTTGCAGCTGCCGCCAAAGAGCTTATCAAAGGCGGCACCCATTCAATCCAATACAAAGAACTTCCTGTTACTCCTACACTAGCAGTTCTAAGCGAGTCAACCATTAGTTAAACTTTCCAGAACCTGAGCCAGCTTGTCCTGCTTTACCGCCTCCTCCTGTTCCACTTCCAGCTTGACCTGCTGATCCTCCGCTACCATAACCTTTGTTAGGTATTTTTTTATACTTACCAGACCCTAGTAATTTATTATATGCTTCTCTAGCAGCTTGAGGTCCTTTAAATGTACCTTTACCTGAATCTTTAAGAAACTTTTCAAAGCTTGGTGGATTTGGTAATTTATTTTTAGCAGCTTCTTCTGCAGCCTTTTTAGCAGCTGCTTCTTTGGCTGCTTTTTCTGCTGCCTCTTTAGCAGCTTGTTCTTTAGCAGCTTTCTCTGCCGCTTCTGCTGCTGCCTTTGCTTTAGCTGCATCTTCAGCCGCTTTCTTAGCTGCAGCCTCTGCTGCTGCTTTGGCTTGAGCGTCTTTTTCAGCTTTAGCTTTTGCTGCTGCTTCATCTGCTGCTTTTTTAGCCGCTGCTGCTGCCGCAACTTTTTTCTGCACATCTTTTTTATAAGACTGTCTGCTTATTTTTTCTTTAGTTTTAGTCTGAGAAGTAACATTTTTATATTTTTTTGATTTTCTATTACTACTTCCAGGTCCGTCTTTTTTGGCTCCTTTGCCACCTACTGTTGATTCGTGTACTTCAGCACTTCCGTCACTATCTCCTGATCCAAAAGCCTGAGCGACTAAATCATTAATTGCTGGTCCTCCACTCATTGTATTCTCCTTTATCCCCTAGTTAAGTAGAGGGCTTCTTTGTTAGTTGCTGGGTTAGTTATCAATTTAACTTTAAAAAATGACCCATATATTGATGTTCCTACAGGTATAAACACATTAATATCTGTATATGTTACTGAACCTGTCTTTACTTGAAATTGTATTTCAACACCCGTTGATGCAGGTTTACCTAAAACCATTATCTGAGTCCATTGTTTAACTGCAGTACAATCAAATGCTGCTCCACCTATTTTAGATGTAGTGCCATCTTCTCCTGCTGTTACAATATCATTTGTATCTGTTAGCACATCTATGCCAGACTGACCTAGGACAATATTACCAGTTTCGTCACCTTCATATTCCCTTATGCCTTTGTGATCATAGATATGTTTGTCCATATTTAATGCCATACTATTCTCCTATTATCTTTTAAGTGCAAACGGGCCAGACGAAATCATTCGCGGTCCTGACACATATGCTGTTTCTTGTTGTGCGAGTTTACGTTTAAACTCTTTGTCATAATACATTTTTAATTCTATATTCCCCGATTCTAACGCTATTTGAGACTTTATATAGCACATTAAAGAACTTCCTTGTAAATCTGTAATAGGAAGATTAAAGTCTTCTCTATCAGTATATAAGGAATTAATGTTAGTAACTGCTATAGGAGTCCTATTTAAATTATATACATTGATTATAGGAACAGGACCACCTAATGTTTCAGTTGTTTCAGGTACTTGTCCTTTTAGCCAATTAACAGGTCTTCTAACTCCTATTTGAGCTTTTCCTGCTTCTTCCCCTACATCGGCATGATCAGCAGCTGCAGTTTGTGTTATCTCCCACAATCCTGACCAAAATCCTAAATCTTCTACATATATCCATTTTCCTGCGCTCCAATTAGAACCTTTATCACCTGAGTCTACATTATATGCAGCATAATCAGTTATGCTTGTTGCAGTCTTTGCCGACTCAAATGTTGCTAATTGAATAACAAATTCAGTATTGGAGGGCCATACAGGAGCCGTAGTAAGAGCAGTACTACCTGCTGGAATAAAATGGCTAATTCCTGTATGATTTGTTAAAGCTGATGTTGCTCCTAATCCAAGTTTATTTATATAGTAAGTTGGATTATAAGCATAAACAATTTTAATACCACCTATATTAGATACACCAGGAGTTCTCCAAGTATTGTCAGACCTTTGATAAGCGTTTGTATCATTAATAACATCTGCATTAGGGTCAGTAGCTACAGCTTTTTCTACTATACTTAATTTATTTCCTTTTATATAATATCCATACTCTCTAGAACCTGTAACATCTGTACTTTCGCTTCCAGTTAGATAAAATGTTTCATTGGTATTATTTATACCTTTATTTAAATCACTAATTTTGCCACCATCATTAAGATTACCTTCGCTTTTTGAAATATCTTTTATCATAGGTTCGTTTAATAATCTTGATATTGACCTATACTCCCCTTTACTGTTCATATGGTTTCTAACCATAATATCCATAACTTTTATGCAATCTTGAGGAAAATAATAAAATCTTTGGTCTTTAACAATACTCATTGTTATTTCTCTTTGCCAAGGAGCTTGTTGAATAGACATTTCTAATAAACCATCTTCTATAAACATCCTGGCTAAACCAAAGTTACTAATACTTGTTCTCTCCATCAATTCTCTAACTAGCACTATTTCCTCCTTTTTGTTGAGCAGGCATACGTGCCATTATAAATTGCTGAAATTTGTTTTCATAAAGTGTAGCTATATTGCTAAATGATGTAAACTCTCCAGAACGTTTTTGTATTAAATTTGAAACTTTTGAAGCTTCTTGTTGTATATCTTGAGCATAAGTTTGAACATTTGTTTGAAACCTTGCTACTTCATTTTGATATTGACCTAATAAAGCTTGTAAATCTCCATCCGCATTTTGTATCTCAAAAGCAACTTGTTGTTGCCATCTTTGAAATTGATCTGTCCATTCACCCACTTCATTTTGTATATCTTGAGCATATTGTTGTAGCTCTTGACTAATTTTAGTCGATACTTGTTGAGCCATTTCAGCATCATCATCAGCTAAGAATGCATTTAAAGTTGCATAATCAGGACTAATTGTAGGCTTGTTAAATGCAGGAGGGGCTGCTGTTATAGTATTAGCTAAAGCATAAGGTATTGTAGGAGGAGTATCTGCTAACCTAGTTACAGTTGTAGAGGTTCCATGTGCTAAAGCCCTTAATTGAGCTGCAGTATTTGATACATAAGCAAAAGCCGATTGAGCTGTACTATAATATATTAATGCTTGAAAATAAGAATCAGGAAATTCACTATAGGTTGCAACAGAAGCTGATGCAGGCATAGCCCTAAAGTTTTTTAATCCCCATACTCTTACTAAATTAGTAGCTGAAGGTGCGGGTAAAACAGTAATACTTCCATTTTCTGAGTTTCTATAGTATACAGGATTTCTAGGAGTTGCAAAGTCTACAGATAAAGGGTCTGTTGCTTTATGTGCATTATCAATGCTTATTTCTTTACAAGCATAATAATTAAGGGACATTCCTTCTTTTGAAAAAGTACTATTAGATTCTGAAAAAGCTCTTTCAACAAGTACATATCCTGTATTAAAAAATTTTGATTCTAATCCTGTTATAGGGTTAGTTTGGTAATCTGTAAATTCATTTAATTTTACAGCTGTTCCACCTGGGCCAGTTTCAAGTACTCCTGTGGTAATATTTTCAAGAGTAAAACTATTTGTTGCTATTGTTGCAACTTTTTGCACAGTTTCATTTAAGCTTGCATTTTGAACAAATTTATCAAGCTTAACATAATCACCAACTTGAAAGTAATGTCCTGTTGATGCAAAGACAGCTGGGTTAGCACTAGTACATCCTACAGTTACCATTGTTCTTAATATAGAACTATTACCCAAAAATAATCTAAGTTCGTCTACTGCATTTTGCCTTTGTAGACCTCTGTATATTTCTGATATACCATCTTGCATATATTGTCCCAAGTCTGTGACTTCAACTACATTTGATGCATCAGGTATTGATACTCCTAATCTTGCTTCTACTGTCTGTTGTACCGTTTGTGCCATTTATTCCTTTTATTTAAGTCTTAGGCGCCACGCGGGGAGAGAAGACTTCCTGTGTGACGCCCTTGACTATTTATTACTCAGCTACGATTCCGTGAGCTCTTAATGCAGCAATTATGCCGTTTACCTTAGCAATAATAGACGCTAAATCATCTTTCGTATTAGCGCTAGTATCGTTGCAAGTATCAGACACCGCTCCACCTGTACTATCTGTTAAATCAGTGATAGCACCTGCAGGCGCAGCAGCAATCTTTTGGGCTTGCGCACTAGTTACATCGCTCGAAGGCTCGTTGCCTATCCAGTATTTACTTGCCATCGTTTACCTCCTAAGTTAGGTCAGTATTAGCAGAACCCCAGACAATCACTCTTACATCAGCAGTGTCTCCAGCAGAACCTGTTAATACTATGCTAACTGTTTCAGTATTTGCAAGCTCACCTCCACCTCCAAACACTTCACCAGATTGACCAGCAACTGTTAAAGGCCCATCGATTGAATTAACTTCGATGTTGGCTTGGAAATCTCCAGCAGCACCCTTTACATTAGAAACATATAAAGAGTAACCTAGCATGTGAGTTCCTTGAGCAGCCGCAGTATGAACTACTACATCAGAAGCATTTGCGTCTAAATTAGCACTATACTCTGCTACTTTCATAGAACCCTCAACAAAGTCTTGAAGGTCGCCAAGATCACCACCTGCTTTATTAGCACCATATAATGGTATATTGTTTGCCATTTTCAAGCCTCCTATGATTTCCAGATAGCATGAGCTTCAGGCATTTGCCATTCCATTCCTGCTTCTGTTAAGATTAAGTCCACACGTCTATCGATACCACTGTTCTCTAGAGTTTGAACACCAACGTACACTGAAGTATCTCTGTTGAGACCATTACCCACTAGAGGTCTGTATGCAGCATGCTTCATATCAATAGCAAGTATGCTTATATCAGTACCATCTAAGTGAATATTTCTAGCTACATTCATATCTCCATAAGGAGTAGAAATTGTAGTGATGTCAACACCGAATACTTTCTTTTTGCCTGTAATAGCCATATCTGCTCTAAAATTAGAAGATAATTCAACGTTATTTTTGAAGTATCCACCTAATTTATGTAACCAGTTATATACAGCAGTAGAACAGAAAAATACTGTTGAACCACCACCACCATAACGTGGGTCCATGTATGCAGACATGTCATCTAAGAAATCATCAGCAGTATAACTTGATATGCTGAATCCACTAAATATATTAGCTTTTCCTAGAATCCAATTAATAGCACCTTCGGTATAATTAATACCATCTTTACTTTCTTGAGCACCAAACAATAAAGATTGTTCCATATCGAACTTATGTTCAATCAGCTTTTCTTTCCATACTCTAGCCCACTCATTTTGGTCATATCTTAGAGCAGTTGCTCTTGCAGTGTTAGTCATTGCGCAAGATGTTTTCCATATTTGAGTTTGACCATAGCTTGTAGAATAAGGCTGATCTTTCCAAGTTTCAGGATACCCAGAACCTTCTTCATGTGCATTTCCAACAACATAACACTTCTTAGGTTCAATACCTGCAGAAGATGAGTCACTTAAAGAATTAACATTCTCACCAGTCATACTTGTAGTAGTTGCTTTGAATGAACATAACTTGTTATTTGTTGCTGTGTTTAAAGTTTTAACAACTTTAGTTTTTAGGATAACAGCTTCACCATTATCAGTAACTTCCATTACTCTACAAAGAATATAGTCGTTTCCTGCGTATGAAGATACTGTTGGTAATGAGCTATTAAAGTTAATTTTAACAACTTGATTTTGCATAAAGAAAGCAGGCTTTGTGCCTGTTGACCCTATATTAACTTGATTGCTAGCATTACCATATACAGAAGTGATGTTTCCACCAGTTTTGTAATCAGCTTCCATTTTCCAATAGTAAACGTCATCTACGTCAATATCAGTTGCAGTTACAGTCGCAGCAACAGTACTTACAGCACTTGATGTATGATGAGCAGTTACATAAGCATATCTTTTATGAAAAGAATGCCTTTTTTCGGTAAACTTGAATTGAGGATCGTCAGTTGGTTTTTTAGAAACCTTACTTAAGAACCTAAAAAAAGGATCTTGAGCAATAGACAACTCAGAGACACGATCACCGAAATTATACTTTCTTCTTAGATCACCAGTATCGGGATTCCCCATTCCACCAGAAGGTAGTCCAGGGGTAGTAATCCCAGTACTCGAGCCTGGCGATAAATCACCAGTTTTAAATAAATCAGACATTTTAATGTCCTCCTATGTTACGAGTTACATTCGGAAGCCTGATCTTTAAGGCTAACCGAACAGATTATCTACAGTTTCGTCCGTACCTAATAAATTATCAAATATTTGGTCGGACTTACTTTTTTCTGCCTGCGCACTGTTAGTTTGGCTCGCACTTTGAGGAATATTTCGCACATTTTCCATTTGTTGAACAACTTCCTGTCTTACATTGTTCGCAATATTTTGAGCTGACTTACCTTTATTTAAAAGTAAATAAGCGTCATCAAAAGTTAATTTTGATTTATATGCTTTTTGTAATACAGCTTTCATTGACTCAGCATCTAGATTATTAGCTTTTTGAAACTTATTCGCTTCTTGAGCTAATTTTTGTTGTGCCATTGCTTTAGCTTTTTTCTGATTTTCTTCTTGAAGAGCTTTTGAAACCTTAGTTTCTACAGCTTTATCAACGCTCGCATTAAAAACTTTAGCTGAATCAGATTCAGGGTTATCTAAAGCTTCATTTGGATCGTAATGAAAATCTTCATTTAAACCCAGCTCTTCTTTAACAGATTTTGCTGGGGAACCACCATTTTGCAAATAGTCCTTAATGTGTGTCACTAAACCATCATCCTTACGCATGACATCCATCAAAGGTTCAAAAGGTCTTAGCTGTTTAACTTTGGCCGAAAGTTTTTGAGCTTCCCTACTTGAATCTTTGTATCGTTTTTCCCAATCGATTGAGTTACTATTGCCCTGTATATTTTGAGGGGTTGCCTGTTGAGGGCCCTCGTTTGAGACAGGGGGTTCATTTCTCGCCTCAGGGGGTGCTTGGTTCATTTGTTCAAGAAGGCTATCATCTACGCCTCCATTGACTTCCTGCTCCAATTGTTCAAAGAACTCGGTACTAGAGCCAAATACTTCATTTTGTGCTTCTTTGTTATCGGAAGGCAAAGTATCTGGGTTACTTGTATCTTGGTCCATGTTTCTCTCCTTATAAATTAAATGTTGTTAATTTAAGACTTATTATTTTCTTTAGCAACACTTTTTTGTTGCTCTCTTGCATTTTCTTGCATTCGTTTATCGGCATCTGCCATAGATGCTCCTAAATTTCTTTCAGTCCTATTGACTGTATCTCCTAATTTAGAAAGAAGCATATCTGTAGTAGATTTTTGCTTTGCTCTTTCTTGCTTAGCATTATCCTCTACAGAAGATTGAGCTCTTTGTATCTTGCCCTTAGCCTCTTCTTTCTTTTTAAAGACTTCCATTTCAGCAGCCATAACTTTCATTCTTATGTTTGCTTGAACTACTTGCCTCTCAAGAGTTTCTATTGTACCAGCCTGGTCTTTTATTGTAGACTGAGCTCCTTTAACTTGTCCAGATAACTGAGAATATAAACTTTTTCTCTTAGCAATAGCTTCTTTATCTTTTAAGTCAGTTTCAGCCAATAAAGCCACATCATCAATAACTCCTAATTGTAGCATTTGTTTTAGCTCATCTAAATAAGCCCATCTATTTATAGGCATTGTAGAACCAGCTATAATTCTAATATCAAACTTAGCTGTAGTTATATCTAAAGATTTACCTATAGCTTTACCCTTATCACTATATAAAGGAACATTCATCTCAACATCTCTTCCTTCTTGCAAAGCACTAGGTTGAACTATTCTAAATACTTTATGAGCAGTATAAACAGATTGAGCATACTGCATTACTACAGTACCTAATTGTTTTAGGGAAGGCTCAATACTATTTTTTAACCATTGTTTAATTCTTCGTGTTCCATACTCATCAGTAGCTAACATACCTCTATATGTTTCATGCTGCCCTCCAGTATCTCCCATCATAGAAGAATAAATACCTGCTAAATATTCCATATCTTGTTTAGAGTTTTGAACTATTTGATAAAAAGCATTATTTAAAGGAGCAGGTTGAACAGGAGTAGGAGGTTGAGAACCAGGTCTAATAGGTAGCAATGCACCAGGAGAACTAGAATATCTTTCCCAGTAATCAGTATCTACAGAGCCTTCTTCAAACATCCATCTTAAACTACTTCCTAAAGAAGCATTGTGTATTAAAAGTTGATGAGATTTATTAATTTCTTGTTGTTTTCCTACTAAAGGTGAAACTGCACTCATAGGATAAGGAGTACCTGTCCATTTAAAATGTATAGGAACAATAGGATACTCTGTAATCTTTTCAGGTAAAACTGTTTCATAAAGCATTTGATCACCAATAACACAAGTTTGTTTAACTCTTGATTGAAAGAAAGGAACAACATTAATAATATTCTTAACAAAGTCTACTTTATTTTTAACCATAAGGTCGTACTCTTTTTTAGAGATAATAACATTAGCAGTTTTTTCTTGTTCTCTTTGTAATTGACTTTGATATTGAAGTTGTATTTGTTGTAACTCAGCTTGTTGTTCTTTTTGTGCTTTTTCTAATTCTAGTTGCATTCTTTCTGGTAGCATATCTCCAGACTGAACAGCTTTTTGCATTTTAGAAACTCGTTCTTTTAAAACTACAGCTTGTTCTTTACTTACTTCAGCTAATTTAACTTGTACCTGTTCTTGTATTTTTGCTAATTGTTCTTTATTAACAGGTATCTTATAAAATACATTAGTGTATTCTATTTTTATTTTTTCAAACAATTCAAATAACTCAAGTATATCATCTTTTTCTCCAGTTAATGGATCAATAGATTCTGAGCCTATATCTTTATAAGTAAAGTCTACTTGTTCTTCTCCTCTGTCTTTATTAGAATAAGTATATTCAAAGTTTTCATTACTATTAGATTTAGTAATTTTTGATTTAAACTGAGGAAATAATTCTTTTAAATGGTCTCTTGGAACTAACTTTCTAACCATTATAAATCCAGCGTCTTTAAAATGCATATCTCTAGATTTAGGGTCAACATAAACATCAAATGGTTCTGGTTGTTTAATAATAACCTCTCCCATACCTAAGTCTTGATTAGGGTCTACATCTACTTGAAGATAACCTATTGATTTAGTTACAGCATCATTAATAGCGTTGGAGTATAAACATCCTCCTTCAGAATTATACCATATATAATCTGCTAAGTCTGATATAACACCCGCAACATCTGTATCACTACCTTCAGAAGCAATAGCTTGCCATCTAGGATTATTTGCAGTAGCATAAAAATTTAACATTTCTACTACAGGAGAAATTCTATTAATAGTAAATGTAGGCATACCTTGTTCTTCTAATGCTATTCTTTCATCTTGTGATAATTGATTATCATTAGCAAAATCATATGCTTTTTGATTTACAGATTCCCATCTTGACCTAGTATTGCCATTTACAGTATTAAATATTTGTCTTACTCTTTCTGCTTTTTTCTTTGACATTATCCTCTCCAATTACCTTGTTTTTGTTTTCCCTGACCAGGCATATCCCCATCAATCATTTGCATTTTATCTAATTCTTTTTGCCCTGCATCAATGTCTACAGTTCCATCATTAATTTTTTCTATTATATCATTAGTATCCATATTCATTTCATTCATGATAATATCTTCTTGACTTATATTTTTAGATGAAACTTTTTGAGCTAAGTTTGCATTTATATTTTTCATAGAACCAGAACTTGGAGTTTTTATTTTTTGTTCAATAAACATTTTTCTCATTGCTGGCCAACCTTTAGTGCTACCAGTCTCAAGAACTGACATTAATTTAAACATCTTTATCATTTCAGGTTTATCTAACTCACTTAAGTTTTTAGGCATTGAAGGTACAGCATTTGACCTTTGTCCATTCATAAAGTCTAAAAATTGTTTCTTTTTTTCCATTTCTCTTTGACTCATCTTACTTTGCTCCCTTTGTATCTATAACCTTTTACAAATTTTCTATTAGGACCTTTATCTCCACCTTGACCTTCATTAATATCATACCATTCATAATGAGATGATTTTACAGGTCCATCTTTACCACTATCATGTATAACATCTATACCTGAAAACCAACCGCTAAACATCCCCATACTATCAGGATTTCCTGACATTTTAGAAACAACAGTTGCATGCATACCACCTTCTGTATTATTAACTACCATAATATCTCCTGGTCTTATAGATCCAGCAGAAACAATTATCTCCCAATCATTTCTATGTTCATATCGTGAAGGTATTCTTTTTCCTTGTCTATCTTTAGGATTATCGTACATATCTACTTTATAACCTTCAATAGCATCCATAAAAGTTATAACACTATTAGTAGCAGGAAAAGGTATTCCTGATTTTTGATAAATAGTTTTAGCACATTTTAAACAAACTTTATCTTTACTGCCTTGTATTTCAAAGTCTGAACCTATTAAAGATTTAGCAGTAGTAATTATTTGGTCTTTACGACCTTCTTCCATTATATCCATTAATCTCTTACCTCAAAATGTGGGAAGTCGTCAAATTTATTATCATCAACTTCAAAGTTCATATTCCAGTCTCCTCCCCAACGAAGAGTAATACCCATCCCACGAGCCACCCCAAGGACATACCCAGCAAAAAGGTGGAAACGTTCTCTATCATGCCAGTCAATAGGGTAAGGCACGACATCAACAGCGAGAGAAGGGCTAGCATTATGCCTACCTTTTGGGTAACGGACTTTAGTTTTTCCTTCGTCATATAATTTATTTTGCCTATCCTTAGACCTGTGTCCTTCTAATACAGAACAGTCTACATGCTTTATAACTTCATTAAATACTTTTTGCAATCTTTCATCAGAACTTGCAAGCTTTGCATTACTTCTTTTACCAAATCTAGGCATATTTACTCCTTATGCTGTTACCCAACTTTTAGCTCTTGGTTTGTGTTTATACCAATCGCCAGATTTATTTTCTTTAACTATCTTAGACGGGTATGCATATTTACAAGCATATGCTAACGCATCGATAGTATCATCGTGCCCCATCCTAGGTCCAAATGTAAGGATTTCATGTTGCAAATCATAGTGATCTTTTCTAAGATGCATACTTTTTATTGCGAACCTTTGTGCCAGAATCTCTTGGATTCTATCACGTTTCGACATCCTTGTCCCAGGTTTTTCAGCCACGTATTTAACTCCGAAGTCATTCCTTCTACGCATCTCTGCATTGAGAGATTGAAAAACAGGCTTCGACATAGTCGTATCTTCAACCACGAATAAATTCGGGTGGTATATATTGTTAAGGTCGAACATATGGTCAACAATACCTTTTTTCCCTTCCCCAGGAATGCCCAAGACAGGAATTGACCTAACTCGTGTATAATGCAATATATAAACATTGTTGTTAAGATCAACCCCAACAACGAGAAGTACGCTATAATCACTATCCCTACGTATACTATCAGTAGCAGGATCCACACCAGCGAATACATTGATTGGTAAAAATCCTTTTTCTTTATCATCGATGTAAGATATTTGACTCTCTTCATCATACTTATATTCCCCCTCCCAATACTTTATATGTTCTCTTGTGAATATGGCGTCTTCTGCAGACTGAACCTCCATCATATATTCTTGATAAAACTTTTGAGGTTGCCCTGAGTCAGTATAAAACTTTTTCTTTCTCTCCATTTCCTTTTCGCCAAACCAATCAGGCCACAAAGGAGTTCCGTCATCTTGTATAGCTTTGTAGGTTATTACCGTCCAGCTAAAATCTTTTTTTTCAGTTGCTGCTTTAGTGTTTGCAACAAGTATGTTATTAATAAATGAATCAAAGTGAACGGGAGTACCATTAATACGTAACCTCCCTGTACCAGGTTCAAGAGCAGGAAACACAACAGCCGTAACAAGATTCGCAATTTTAGAGCGAGACTCAGCTGTAATGGTATTATTCTCATCTTCAAAGTCATCCAAGACAATAAGGTCGTATCTTTTATGGAGTTTAGCTCCTCCACGAATACCTGATAAATTTGATTTACTAATAAGTTTAGACCCATTTTTAAATTCTATATCGTCTTCTGTCCATTTTTTACCTTTTTGTTCACCAAAATAATACAAAATTCTTTCGTTAAATTCAATATGATATTTTATATAATCTAAGTTAGGTACTGATATTTTACTACTTGCAGCTACCCATCCGTAAAACAAAGGATCTTTAGTAAAACAAAAATCCTGTAAAATATTACATTTAGTTAAAACTGTTTTCCCATGACCCCTAGGTAATATAATAGCTGTTTGTTTTTGTTCTAAATCAGAAATTACATCAGCTACTTGGTAATGAAAAAATGGAGTTTCACTCCTCATAAAATCATCTGGTAAAAATAATTTACCAAATGCAATCATATCTTTTTTAGCTAGTTCTAGTTGTTGCTCAGCTTTAGATACGTTTTGTGTGTTTATATTAAACGATTTTTCCATCAACATTCAATAATGGATTATCAGCAGCTGATAGTTTATTTCTAGTACCTTCAGGCAAAGACGTATAAAAGTTTTTAAACGCACTGTAAGTCTTAGGTCCAAAAACACCATCTACTTTTAATTCAATATTAGAATCATCTTTTTTTTGCATAATAGCTGAGACAAGATTTAAACCAGCTTGAACTTCTCTAACTTCTCCTTCTGCCATGTCGTTATTTAAAAGATCCGTAGAATCTTCAGCCATAACATCATCCATAAAGCTATTTACCATTTTCCTATTGGACATGATGCTCCTTTTACTTTTACTTTTGCTTTCATCATACAACCACATTTTCTACATTGAGAACTGTCTTTTAAAAAAGGACATTCTTTACAAATGCTATACCTTTTAGAAGCAGCCTCATCATTTATAAAGCCATTAGTTACTACATCTACTGTAGACTTTAATAATCCTAACCAGTCATAATTTTCAATATCACTCATATCTCTCCCAAGATATTAATCGCAACAAGATATACACTGACCTAACATATTATATTGAGGTGAACAGCCATCATCAGTACCGCCCCCATCATTGTCTCCATCACCGCTTCCACCCATGCATTGTCCCATATTAACTAATGAGCCATCAGGACAATTACCACATGAAACTTGTTGTCCTAAAAGATTATAGCAACTTTCAGAACCATAATCGGTATCATTGTCATATTGACCTGGATCAGTATCCATTTCGTCATTTCCTGGACCTGTGTACAAATCTCCAACACCTGGACCTGAAGGGTCTGGTTGAAATCCTGGAGCTTTATTACTACCCATAGAACCCAT